GACCCCGGGCAAGCGCACTGACACCGGGGCTACGGCGGCATCGGCGGCCAACTCGGTCGATACGGCCGCCTCGCTGGCCTTCGGCGCGCAGATGTACGTGCACCTGTTCGCCTTTACTGGCACGTCGGTGACGATCGCGCTGTGGGACTCTGCCGACAACAGCACCTTCGCCGCCGTGGCCGGAATGACCACCACCGCGCTGACGGCGGCCCCGGCAGCGCAACGGGTGGCCATCTCCAACACCTCGACGCTGCGCCGCTACCTGGCCGTGGCCACCACCGGCACATTTAGCAATGCTCAATTTGCCGTCATGGTCAACAAAAACCCCGTGGCTGGAGTTATTTTCTGATGCGCGTCGAGCACACGCCGTTCCGGATCCAGCCCGCGCTGCCGGTGCAGGCCTACAAGACCTACCAAGTGCTCAGCCCGCCGTACCCGGTCAGCTGCGCCCAGGCGGCCTGCGAGGCCTACCTGCACGGCTGGAGAACGGTCGTGGACGAGCGAACCGACCTCGGCCAAGCCCAGGCGCACTACATCCGCACCGGGGCCGGACGGGGCTTCACCGAGGCCCGCAACGAGGCCGGGCTGACCGAGTTCACCTTCGCCGCCGGGCAGCGCTGCTTCGGCCAGCACCGGATGCCCCAGGAGGGCGCCGAACGCTTCCTGGTGCGTCCTGGCGACTGGCGCGGCATCACCGGCCCGGTCCGCGAGCACACCCGGGCGCAATTCTGGGTTGAGGACTTTGCCGAGCACCTCGACCGGCTCAACACAGCCATTGAAAGGGGCTGATTCCATTGGCAAAGAGCACGGGCCTTTCCTGGACCACGTTCTCTGTCGGGGACGCCAGCAATGCGGCCACCGACATTCGCAATGACTGCACCGACATCCAGATCAGCACGCCCCGTGCGGTGCAGGACGTCACCGGCCTGGACAAGGCGGCCAACGAGCGGCTGCTGGTGCTGGCCGACTACTCGGTCACCGTCAACGGCGTCTTCAACCCGGCTGGGGCGCACCTGATCTTTTCCACAGTGGCATCCACATCGGTGAACCGCGCCGTGCTGCTGACCACCAATGGCAAGAACCTGAACATGGGCGCCACCGGGGCGGGCAACGGCGCGGTGATCTTCACCGACTACCAGGTCACTCGCGCGGCGACCGGCGAGCTGACCACCAGCGCGCCCGGCCAGCTCGCGAACGGCGCCGTGCCCACCTGGAGCTGACCCGTGGCTGGTTACCGCAAGAAGCCGAAGACCTACACCCTGACCTGGGCCGAGGACCACGAGTACCACGGCCTGGAGGTGTCGCTGAAGGGCCTGACGGTGGCGAAGATGCTGGACATCGGGCGCAGCGCCTCGGCGGTCACCACCGACGCCCAGGGCACGCTCACCGAGGGCACCGATGAGACCCGGGACATGTTCGAGACGTTTGCCTCCTGCCTGGTGCGCTGGAACCTCGAAACCGAGGACGGCGAGCCGGTCCCGGCGACCTTCGACGGCGTGACCACCCAGGAGTTCCCGTTCATCCTGGACCTGGTTGTCACTTGGATGGAGGCGGTCGCCGGTACCGGCGGCAGCAACAGCAAGGGCGGCGATAGCCCTTTGAGCGAGACCTCATCCTCTGGGCTAGCTGCCCTGGAGGCATCGCTCCGGATGGATCCATTGTCACCAAGCCCCGCGAGCTAGCGCACGCCGAGACGGTGCTGGGCCTCTGCGAGCGGTTTCACTGCCTGCCCTCGGCGCTGGCGGACGAGGACGCTAGCCTGCTGCGGCTGCTGAAGATCGAGGCCCTCGGCAAGCGAGAGGAGGGCGAGCCCGATGCCGGGCAATGACGTCGAGATTGTCGTCGGCGCGCGAGACTCCTCCGCTCCCGCCCTGGATGCCCTGCGCGCCCGGCTGAAGGAGGTCCGCGACGCCGCCAGGAACGCCGGCGGCAACATCCAGCTGTCCACCGACTACGGCCGCGCCCAGGCCGACTTGCTGATCAAACGGGTCGAAGAGGTCAAGCGCAAGGTCGCCGACCTGTCCGGCGCCAAAGTGCGGATGGACACCAGCGAGTTCACTCGCCAGACCGGCCTGATCAGCCTGCGGATGGAGCGGCTGAACAAGCTGATCGCCCGGCCGAGGATCGACATGGAGGGCGTCGCCAAGGCGCTGGCCGACATGGCCGCCATCGATGCTGCGGTCGGGCGGGTCAATGCGCAGAACAAGCGGGTCGGCTTTTTCACGCGCACCTCCACCTGGGGTGGCCTGGGTGGCATGCTGAAGGGCCTGATCCCGGGTCTTGGCGGTGCAGGAGCTGCGGCCGGTGCTGGTGCGGCTGGCGCGGCGGGGCCAGCTGGGCAGGCGGGCGCCACGGGCCTGGCCGCCATCTTCAGCAATCCTTACTCTGCTGCCGGGGCGGTCGGCCTTGGCACCGCCGCGCTGCCGTTCGCTGGGCAGGCTGTTGGGACCGGGCTCGTGGGCGGCCTTGGTGCTGAACTACTCCGGTTCGGCATCACTGGCGCGTCCAAGCTCAGGGTGGTCAAGGAGCAGTTCAAGGATCTGACCGCGACCGTCAACAGAAGCATGAAGGAAATCGGGCGCCCGCTGGCCCCAGCTCTTGACGCCATTCTGAAGGCCTTCGGTCATACGATGCGGGTGCTGACGCCAGTCTTTAAGACCGCCATGAAAGATATGGCCGGGCCGCTGAAGACCTTTGGGACCGCACTGGCGAAGGCATTCGCCCAGCCAGCGGTCCAGCATGCCATTATCGCCATTGCTAAGGCGTTCGGCATGATGCTGAAGGCCCTCAGCCCGGCAATCGGCCCGGCGATCGGTGCTCTCGCGACCGGAATCACCGCCGTCGCCAAGGCGGTCGCGAAGAACCCGAAGTCGTTCGCGGATTTTATCACCTTCCTGTTCAAGATCGCCGAGGGCGCTCTGCTTGCCATTGCGTGGCTCACCAGAGTGGCCTCCAACATTGAGAAGTTTATCGGCAAGGTCAAGGGCTATCTGCGGTCCAGCGGTTTCGACGTGATCTGGCACCACATCTGGGATGGCATGAAAATTTCGTTCCAGGCGACCTGGGCGTATATCAAGGGCGCTCTGAAATTCGGTCTCGACTGGATGTCTGGCGAGTTCCGGATCGTCCTGGACCTAATCCAGGGGCACTGGAAGAAAGCGTGGACCGACACCAAGAAACTGGGTAGCACGCTGTGGCATGACATCGGGAACATGTTGAAGGCCATCTGGGATGCGCTGCCCGGCTGGTTGCGCAGAGACCTGGAAAAGATAGCCCACGAAACTGCGGTTATCTTTGATGGTGTCCGCCACGAAATCGCTCACGTCTGGGATCAGATTTTCCAGAACACCATTGGCACGGTGATCCGGTTCGGCCATGACGTGGAGCGCGACTTCAACAATTTCCGGCACCGGACGGCGGTGATCTTCGACGGAGTTCGCCACGATATTGCTCATATCTGGGACATGATCTGGAATAACACGATCGGCCGGATCATGCGTGGCGCGACGGATGTGGGCCGGGGATTCCGCACCGTGTGGAATGCTATCTGGAATCAGATCAGGCACTGGCCGCAGTGGCTGTGGAACATGGGCAAGCAGATACTGACCATGCTCTGGAACGGTGCCAAGTCGATGGTCAGTCCCATCGTGAATTTCTTCAAGAGCTTCGCCAATGGCATTGTCCACGTATTCAAGAGCATCTGGGGCTGGTTTTCCCCGTCCAGTGCCATGTACCAGGGCGGCAAGTCGCTGATGGAGGGCCTGGCGAAAGGCATCCATGACCATGCGCACAAGGCGCAGCGCGCGGCCCGGAACGCGGCCACGGGCGCGGTCAGCGGCATGGGCGTGGCGCCGAACGGGCCCGTCCAGATGTACGCGAAGCGGCTGCTCGCCGCTTACGGCTGGGGCAACCAGTGGGGTGCCTTCAACGACATCGTGATGAGGGAGTCGGGCTGGAATCCGCTTATCCAGAATCCGACATCTGGAGCCTATGGGATTCCGCAAGCCCTGCCGGGCTCGAAAATGGCCAGCGCGGGCGCGGACTGGCGCACCAACCCCTATACCCAGCTGCGCTGGATGATGTCCTACATCCGCTCACGCTGGGTCAATCCGATCGGCGCGGATTACAACGAGCGCACCCAGCACTGGTACCGCTCGGGCCTCATCGGCGGCATCTTCTCGCGCCCGACTCTGATCGGTGTGGGTGAGGCCGGACCGGAGCAAGTAGACGTGACCCCGCTTGGCCGGGGCGGCCGTCGCATCGTGCTGGAAATCCGCAGCACCGGGCACTCTGACTTCGACCGGTTCATGGTGAGCTGGCTGCAGCGCGCGGTGCGCACCAGAGGCGGCGGAGACGTGCAGGTGGCCTTCGGGGGCCGTTCGTGACCACGCCGATGTTCCCGCTGCCGGTGCTGGTGGAAATCCTGCTTAACGGCACGTGGACCGACATCACGTCCTTTGCCTATATCCGCGACGGCGTCACCATCACGGGCGGCCGGGTGGATGAGAACTCCACCCCGAGCCCCGCGACAGTCACGCTGACCCTCAATAACACCGATGGCCGGTTCAGCCCGAACTACACAGGCGGCGCCTACTACCCGTACCTGGTGCGCAATACGCAGCTGCGCCTGTCGGTGCAGAACGCCACCTCCAGCTCGGGCAACACCTACACCGGCTACCGATTCTGGGGAAAGGTCGCCGACTGGCCGCCGCAGTCCGACGTCACCGGCATCGACGTGTTCTGCCAGATCACCGCGAGCGGGCCATTCCGCCAGCTCAACCAGGGCGGCGGCAAGGGCTCGGCGCTCACTCGTTATTACGGGACGCTCACCGGGCAGCAAGCACCAATCGCCTACTGGCCCTGTGAAGAGGGTCTTTTGTCCTCGGCCATGGGCGCGGGCCTGTCGTCCAGCACGCTCATCACCGGGGTCCTGTCCGGTGGCTCGGCGATGACCGTGACGCAGGGCAAGCCCACCTGGAAGGCGATCGTCTTCAACGGCTCGGCGCCGGTCCCGGTGATCAACCGCTCCACCTGGGACGGGCTGACCAGCAGCTTCGGCGCCTCGGGCAACGACGTCTACAACACCCCGGGCACCTACACCTGGGTGGCCTCGACCACCACCGTGGACTGCCGGTGCACTGGATCCGGGGCGGGCGGTGGCAACGGGCAGAACGGCGGCGCGCAGCGCATTGCAGGCGGCGCGGCTGAGTTCGCCCGTGAGGCGACCCTGGCCGTGACCCCAGGCAATAGCTATACCTTCACCGTTCCGGCTGGCGGGCAGGGCGGCGTGGGCGGCTACGGGCTCGGGGAGAGCCCAGGGCAGGACGGCGCGGCCATGGTCTTCGCCGGGGACGCGGTGACCGTCACGGCTAATGGCGGCAAGGGCGGCCGGGCGACCAGCTTCAGCAACGGCGCGGGCGGCACCGGCTCGGCCAACACGACCCACTTCAATGGTGGTATCGGCGCGCGGACGACCGGTGGCACCAGCGCTGGCGGTGCGGGCGGTGGCAGCTCTGGTGGCACTGCCTCGGCCGGCCACAACGGCTCGGCCAACTCCGGATCCACCGGAGGAGCGGGCGGCACGGCAGTCGCTGGCGGCGGTGCTGGCGGCCGGGGCGGCAACACCGGGAACAACGCCGCCCAGGCGCAGCCTGGATCCACGGGCGCGACTCCGGGCGGCGGCGGCGGCTCTGGCGGCACCAACCTGGGCACTAACTGGAAGGACATCGGCGGCAACGGCGGCCCTGGCCAGCTGCAGCTGGTCTACACCCCGCCAGCTGGGCCCCCGGTCGCGGTGATGCGGTTCGTCCTGAATGTGCCCGCCCACAGCGGCCAGGACAATGGCGAGCTGATCCGGTTCTACCTGGGCGGCTCGGGCACCAACCCGATCGACCAGGTCAGGGTCATCTATGGCAAGGGCAGCGGCGGCCGGCTCAAGCTGCAGGGCTACAACGCCACCCCGGCGCTGCTGTTCGACTCGGGCTTCACCAGCTTTTCCGCTGACGGCAACACCCTGCTGGTCAGCATCGAGCTGGTCCCGTCCGGATCCGGGGTGAACTGGAAGCTGACCGCCATCAAGACCGACACCACCACGCCCCGCGCCTACACGGTGGCCACGGTGAGCGGCACCCAGGCCAGCTCCACCCTGGGCAACGTGTCCGAGTGCACGGTCGGCAACAACGGCGACATCACCAAGACCTCGATCAGCCACATCTCGGTCCAGTACGCGCTGATCGACCTGCGCACCGTCTACCGGGCGCTGAATGGCCACGACCAGGAGATGGGCATCGACCGGTTTATCCGGCTGGCCAATGAGCAGGCGCTGGACAACGAAATCAAATGGCGTGAGACCCAGGACCATTGGGGCTTCGAGACCGGCACCCAGAGCTGGGTCGGCACCAACTGCTCGCTGAGCATCACGACGAACGTGATCACCGCCCCGGTGGCGGCCTACCAGCTGTACACGGCGTGGCCGCCCGAGGGCGTGCAGGCGCTGCTGATCACCGCCAGCGGAGCTGGCCAGCCATCCGCGAGCAGCCCGACCGGCACGTCCGGCCAGTGGGTGCTCGGCGCCCGGACGAACACCAGCAACGACGGTGATGTGGTGAGCGTGGCCGCTGAGGTCTTTGCCCCGACGCTGCGCAACAACCTGTACATCGGCCTCGCGTGGTACAACGGCGCGGGCACCTTCCTGAGCCAGAGCAACAGCTCTGACACGGTGGTGGTGGCCGGGGAAATCGCCACGCTCCAGGTCTCGTATTCCGCTCCGTACCAGGCCCAGTATTTCGCGGTCGTGGTCGGTAATCACGCCGTCGATGCCAGCGGCATCCTGCTCTACGTCGATAACGTGCGCTTCCACGCGCAGATGGGCCCGCAGACCCGGAAGGAATACAAGGAGTTCCTGGAGGAAATCGAGGACCTGGACCAGGGCATCCTGGAGGAGGCCAAGGACGGCTACGGGCTGAAATACCGGACCCGCATCTCGCTGATCAACCAGTCCCCTGCGGTGACCCTGGACTATTCCCAGAATGACATCAGCCTGCCATTCCTGCCGCAATTCGACGACCAGAAGATCAAGAACGACATCACCGCGCACCGGCATAAGGGCAGCCGGGTGCGGGTCAGCCTGGATGGCTCGGGCAACATGAGCACCCAGATGATCGGCCGCTACCGCAAGACGCTGAAGGTGATCGCGCACGACGATGCGCAGCTGGCCGCCCTCGCCGCTCATTTGCTGAATTTGGGCACCGTGCAAGACGAGCGGTATCCGACCATTACGGTCGATTTGACTCGCGCGGCGCTGGCTGGCACGCATATCGCGACGCTGATGAGCGCGGTGGCCTCGGTCGAGCCCGGCGATTACGTCCAGGTGACGAACCTGCCATTCTGGCTGCCAACGTCCACGACCAAGCAGATCGTGCTCGGCTATACCGAGGTGCTGGGCGCCGACAGCGGCGGGAACTGGATGTGGACGATCACCTGGAACTGTGCTCCGGAAAGCCCCTATGAGCTGACCATTACCAGTTTGCGGAGGTGGTGAATGGCCAGTCGGCTGGATGTCTACACGCTGGAGCAGGCAGAGGAGGACATTTCCGCGCTGCGTGCCCAGGTGGATCTGCTGAACGAAATCATCTCCATGGGCAACGGGCCTATTCCGAACGTGCCCGCCAGCGGTTTCGTAAGCCTGTTCGCCTCCGGTGGCCAGCCGAACTACATCAACGCTGCTGGCCTGAACATGGGCCTGATGGGCGCGGAGAACGCCACCTTCCCGGGCGCCACCGTGGGCGGCTCCAGCTTCGCCACCCTTGCCTCGATGACAGTCCCGGCGAACGACGCCGAGGCAGGCGCGATCTACGAGCTGGAGTGCAACGGCAACTTCACCCAGGGCAGCACCGCGCAGTCCCTGACGGTGGGCGTCGCGTTCGGTGGCACCGACGACTCTAACCAGCTGATTTCGTCGGGCAACGTCGCCCCTGCGGGCGGCACCGGCCGGTTCCTGGCCAGGGTGTGGGCGATCTGCGCGACCACCGGATCCAGCGGCACGTGGCGGACCATGGTGTGGTGCACGC